GCAGAAGTACCAGCAACAGCGTTCTGAGGAAGAACAGCAAGCGGATTGCCTGTAACATCTTTCAATGCATCTTGTGGGACAGCGCCTGAAAATTGAGGTGTACCAACAGTAGGATTAGCACCACCTACCTGACGAAATAAAGTATATGCGCTGTTTGAGAAGTTAACCGGAACGTCATTAAATGATAACGGTAAAAGCACATTAGCACCTTTTTGGGGCCAGGGTAAGGCAGAAGTAAAATAATCTTTCCTCCATGCTCGAGTTCTAAGAGCCGCAAACGAAGTAGTAAGAGGGGCTGATTGAACGCCATCAACAGCGACAGCATTAATCGGACCAGTACCAAGATTTTCGTCACGATAATACTCGTTAAATATACGCTGATAACCAATAAACGGTAACGCCGAAACTCTACCAAAGGCGCCAGAAATTGCCGTGGAAGGTAGACCAAGATAATCACCAAGAGACGAATCGGTAACAGTAAAGTCGTTCATAGTCGGAAAAGCGGAATTGTTAGTACCGTCGAGACCTCCGGTAATGAAGTTTTCCCAATTAGACCAAAGGATACGATTTGGCACAAAGAAGTAATGACACTGAACATCTAACCTGTGCATAACAGGGGCTAACATAGGAGCCATGCGTATCAGAACCTCCGGTTTAATATTGAATTGATCACCGGGTACTAACTCCTGAACCAGTATAGGAGTTAAACGAGCCATGTCTGTTGTCAATTTGTGATCAAAAGAGAGATTAAAGTTGTTCGAGGACGGCTTAGCCGCCGGAACGGTTTCAAATATATTCATTGTAAAATAAATTAAGGGGGCAAGCCCCCGTGAGAAATAATTAAAGTCTGATACCCCCGCGAGAAACGAGAGAGACAGAGCGACGACGGCGACCAGCGCGGCCGCGTCTACGAGAACGGGAGCGTCTTCCGTAAGCCATAGCTTTGTTAATTTGAGAGTGATAAACCGAGACCAGATAGTATGCGAGAGATAACGCGCCAGTAAATTTGATCACCGGGCTGTACTCCGTTTTTCTTAAGTTCGATATCGAGCCGCTTAAGATCGGCAGAATTTTCGATATCTTTAATTGAGGCTTCAATGCGTCTGCGCTCAGCCTCCGAGTTAGCAGTTTGAGCTTTTTTAAGAAGTAGCTCCTGAACAGAGTTTTGAAGATCGGCACCCATCTTTTGACCGAGATTACTGGCGGTAATATCAGACGTTGTCGCATCCGCTCCAAGTTTACGGAGATTTTCTTTTGCTACATCGATTGATACATTTCTAAGTTCACCAGAAAGGTCAAGATCGAATTTTGATCGGGCAGTATTAGCCGTAGTATTAGCTATTTGGGCGGCTTTAAGAGCAGCCTCTTGTAACATAACGGTGTTTTGAACCTTAAGGTTATCTGCCTGTGCCTGACCAATTTTGTAATTTTGATAGGCTTGAAAAGGTGACGCAAGATCGACCGTTGGGGCTTTAGGTGTCCATGAAGGAGCAGCAGCACCACGTATTGGGCCACCCGTAACATCAGCACCCTTTCCGTAAACGAGATTCGGATTGAGACCTGCGGCCTCGAGTCGTTGCATTTGAGAAGCTGGAGTATTATATTCATTTTGCATATGCCATTGTGCCTCCGCATCTTTTTTTTGCATATCATACATTTTCTCTGACCATTGCCGCTGTTTCTTATTTGTATTAGCAGCGGATTGAGCATTTATTGCAGTAGAGGCGAGTTGTGCGCCTGCTACATATAGGTCTGTATTGTCTGCCATTGTCTTTATGCATTTCGCTTTGTTTTACATCCGGGCTTTTTGCTACGTAAACTTCGCTATTGCCCGTATTTTCATCCGCTCATGACATTGTGTGTCAAGGCAGGAATTGTGACCACCATGTTAAGGTGTTTTCCCTCCGGGGGTGTGTGTCTTTAGTAACGGCCATACGGGGTATATCCGGGAGGTCAGAGTAGGACGGTGTCAATTAGCAGTAATACATCAAGGAGATTACTGCTTTTTGGGATCGGCCGGAGCATCGGCCTCTGTAACCTCTGTAGCGCGAGGTGTTTCTTTTTCGAATACTTCGATTGTAGGCTCAGCGGCACGACGTTCAAGTTCGGCCTTAATGACAGATAGCTCGGACTGGTTGTCCTCCATCATTTGTTGAAGATCGAAATAATCCATTTTGGATATGTCGGGGAATTCATCATCATAGTAAACCGGGTCGTGACCAAGGAGGGTTCCTCCCTGAGTAAATTTTTCCATGATTTCCTGAAGTGACATTGCCATGTCTGGTACAGTGAGAGAGTGGGGATCGACGTTCTCGAAGTTGTCGATTGTGTCGGGTGAATAAGTGATAACGGATTGAATAATCAACCGTCTGATTGGTGCGGCGTTGCCATCGGCATCGGTGACACCTAACATTGTCTTTTTTGAATGTTCCATCATTTCAAAGAATTATACTAAGCTTCGTTGCTTAACGCAACAAACATAAAAAAAGCCTTGACATAATCAAAGCTTTTTTCGATTTTTTTCTTGCATTTTTGGATAATGCTCTAATTTCGCATCTAAAACGGCTTTTTGGAATGAACGGAATCCATCATCTGATTGGTCTCCGGTACGAATAACGTAGGCTGATCGGACTTCGTCCTCTTTTTCCGCTTCGAGGAATTTGGCAAGGAGACCTTGCTTTTTTCGTTGATCCTCAGAATATAGCCGTTCTTTGTAATACCGGGGTAGAGGAACCTTAACGCCGCCCGGCATAACGGCATAATTACGTTCGAGATCATCTTTATGCCAATCTCCCCTCTTGTCGACATACGTAAGTCCAAGCTTTTTGGAGCAGAGGGAGAATTCAGGTAAACGGTCATCACGACCGTGTTTCTTACGATGAACTGTCTGTTTAGCCATATACTTGCACGTATAAGCAATTGAATTGGTAGTAAGTTGACCACTATGGGTTTCACCCATTTGCCAAGCTTTCGTGATAGCATCCATGGATACGTTAAAAATAATAGCATGGTAATGTGGGCGACGGGTAGAAGTACCATACTCGCCAACCAAATAATACTTAATAGGATCACCTTTATGATGTTTACGAAGTCGCTTGAAAAACTTTTGTACATCGGTTTTGGACAAGGTGAGGAATCCGTTGTTTGTGATTGGAACATGATCTGTAGAATATGTTAGTGTAATAAATAATGAAGAGCGTGAGACCTTCTCATGCTCAGTGAGACGCAGAACCCATTGATTGGTGCGCCGTTCTATACAAGTAGGACACCTGCCACAAGGGACAGGTATCTTACTAACTTGCTCTGCGTCAATACCATAACGGTTGTTCTTTACATAGTACGGCGTTAAACATGTAGCCATTATATAGTCGGAACACCGAAGATAGGCATTTTACGCCTTGCATTAATGCGATGGAACACATGACAATAGAAGGAATCTACTCCGGGCGAAGTAACAGCAAATATTCTCTTCGACGGATCAGCCTGAACAAAGGCTGCGTTAAGAGCCGGACGGGATGGAAAGATACGACCAAGATGCCAGTACGCAAGGGACGTCTTAAACGCACCGCTAACATAAGAAGGGTTATACTTATATTCTGCGTATCGTGGTGTATATCCAAACACCTGATCATTGAGTCCGTCAGTACCATAATAAATTTCTTTATTTAAAATTTCCTGTTCTCCAAGATGTGCGAACGAAGGCCAGAAATACTGGAATCGATCAAACTTAGTAAAGTGCCGTGGCACGCCCTGCTGATAAGCTGTCTGAGGTAGAATAGACATAATACCAATAATGTAACCATGCTCTTCTGCGAAGTACTTAAGGTTTTTGCCTGATCCAGCAGTAATACCGTGACCACCAGTCTGAGCCAATGGTGTAGTAGTGGTAGCAGAAGTTTGAAGAACTTCGGAAATAACAACTGGATTACGATAACCACCAATATACTCGGGACGCTGTAAACGCTTGTCGGAACTCTGAACACCGAAATGCGATAAAATCGATTCGGTATAACGTGATCCGCCGCGCGCATTACGCTCCAGCCATTCCTGTAAACGAAGGGCCCGGCGGAATTCATTAATAGTAGTATTTCCAGTAAGAGCAGAAGTACCAGCAACAGC